CAACTACTCGCCCAGAAGAAGCTGCCAAGTGGAAAACATTACCCGAAGTAATAGCATTGAGAGTCACATTAGATGTCAATGTTCCTCCACCAGATAAGCCCGTACCCGCATTTACGCTTCGGTTTACGTTATTAGCCGACCCCACCGTATCACCCGACATAACGGGGCTTAACCAAGGTTGCCAAACACCGTTATTTCTACCCCTAACCGCTATACGCCCTGTTCTGTAATCGCCTATTATTTGGTGTCTCCATAACGTACTGTAAGAATTGGCATACAATGCACCATCACTTAAACTAGTAGTGCCGACAATAGCCCCAGAAGGTATACCTTGCGTGTATCCAACCATACTTGATATAGTTTCTAACCCAAGACTTGCAGTTGATGCTCCTATGGTTAATACGGTTGGAGGTCTCGCATCAGTTAAGCGGGAATCAGACGTATAAACACCGTTAGTTACACTACCGGCATTACCAGATATAGAGCCTGCTATTGTGCTGCTAAAGGTTTTGACACCACTTATTGTCTGGTTTCCAGTAGTATAGACACCGCCACTGACAGACCCCGCATTCCCTGTGATATTTACTTGTGGATTGTGAGGGCTGTAAGGTGGGTAAATGGCCGTGTCTAAAGCAAGATTAGGTGTGGAATCGCTTTCGGAGATATCCCATCCCGTGTTCCAATCACCTGTGCGATAACCGCCAACAACGTCCATTACAGCAACGCCTCTGTAATTGCTACCAGCTAACCAAACGTAGGCTCTACCATCTGCATCTCTACCCATTCTCACAAACATCCCGTTTGCATTGGTGGAGCAGAGCATAGTTGCTTTAGGCGAGTACCAGTTATTGGGAGCATCGGAGTACAAATATCCGCTAAACACTACATCATAGTGTTGATAACCTTGATAAACACGAACTGTAAACGCCACCATTTTGCTTGAGTCAGTATTAAAAGGGAGGCGTATCTTTGTACCGACATTACCGCTTGCGCTTGTTAAATAATAAGCAGCGATAGGTGTACCATTTGCTTTATTACTTTTTAAGAAATCAGTCGAATCTAAGTTGTCTAATTTGGCAGCGTTACTCGCAGTAGAATTTATTCCTAAGTATCTAAGGCTTAATGCCTGATTGCCTTCGTAAAGAGTGTTGAAATAACCAGACAAGAAATTCCACGAAGCCGAACCTATATTACTAGCCCCTCCTGAATTACTTGGTAGCAATCCTGTGGAGGGGGTTCTTACCCATCCTGAGCCATTGCCTGCCTTGCTTTGTATTTGACGATAATCGGTAGTGTCGTCAAAGAGATCAGACGCTTGATATCCGTCTAGCAAGTCAGCATCTAAGCCTGAGCCTTCTCCATCGCTTCTATCTGTCCATACTTTCGCCCACGGTCTGAATGCAGCATTACTGGCTGTGCGGTGATAAAAATTGTCACCCGTAGTGTCAAACCATAGCTGACTGAAATAGTTACCCGAATGAGAGTGTAGAGAAATTAAACCATTAGCATTGTCAACCTGTGGTCCTCGATTGCTCCAACTCCCTGTTGAGCCGACTGCTATCTTAGAACCGGCAGCAAAACTATTTACGTCAAGGTTTCCGGCAACAACTTCATCAAGATAGCTGTGGCTATGCGACTTGGCTGTAAGATAAAGCGACAAATCAATTTCGTTAGTTGTATTGTGGACATGCCCCTTGCCGTCCGTTGCGATATAGTTAACAACTTTCAGACTCGTGCCACCACCGCCTTTTATTCGAGTGACCGCTTGTGGGTCTGCGTGATTGAGATCGATAGTTTCATTGGCGATCTGATTTAGCGTGAAGTTGCCACCTCCGCTTAAACCTGAGCCCATCTGCAACGTGATTTGAGCGTTGTTAGCTTCTGCTGAGCTAGTTGCTCCACCCGTAGCCTCTTCGCTTACTGAGAGCGTTCCAGTTACGGAATTGGTGTAGGCTGAGCCAACAGAAGAGACCACCAATTGATAGTCATATTCTTCCGCCGCTTGGTTCTCAATAACCGTTATCGTTTCTGTTTGTGATAGTGTGTTGTACTTCGTGCTTGAGGTGTACTCCAATATCATCGGTGTGGTTGTGTTTGGAACATCCACCCAACCAGACGCACTAGAGGAAAGCTTTCTTTGTATCTTTAAAGTGGCAGAACGATCAGCCAGTGAGGGCGCCGTAGCTCCAGCTCCACTGAAATATCTAACCGTGGCTGAAATCGTGGTCGGATTGTTGCCATGAACAAAGTTGCTAACTAGGGCTGTTGACCCGTTGTTCGGGTAAGTGAAGCTGATTGGTGAATCTAGCACACCGCCACTTGCCGCCACTGGGACGCCTAACGTCGCACGCAGAAAGTCAACTACCCCTTGAGTTAGTGACTCAGCTTTAATGCTGCTAGGGTTGATTATGCCGCCGTCAAATATCCCGCTACCCTGCTTAACCGCGAAAATAATATTATTGTTCTGGGTGACTTGAATAGGGTAATCATCCACCGCACTGATTTGTACTGAGGTGTCACCTTTGGTGGCCGTCACACTCTCACTAACCGTTACCGCATTTGCAAACACCTTGTTGGCGATTGCATTCCCGTTGACCAGTAGATTGCTATCAATGAAAGCCCCCACCTCTTCCCACGTTCCTGTCCAAACTTTAGTTTCTGAATAATCAGAACCATTGCTTATCGTCACCCTGTCACCAATTTGTACTGGCGCGGGGACTGCTCCGTTGGCTTTAGTTTCATCCCAAGTAGGGCCATTCCCTGTGGTATAGTAATGACCAGCGCCTCGAACGCCATCGATGCCGACCATCTTTAAATAAGATAATCCGGTTGGCGGCGTCGCTGGCTTTGTCCCTGTCCACTCGTAAAAGTTGACATAGGTTCTTGACCCGCGAGTATAACTGGCGCTTGTCCCTGTCGAATTCGTGGCGTAAATAGGAACGACACCACTGGAGGTTCCATCGGTACCTTTAAATCTAGCGTAAGTAAGCCCAGCTGGAACGGTAGTAGGGGCTGTACCTGTCCATTCGTACAGATTAATAAATTCTCTTGTGCCTTCGGTAAAGCTGGCACTCGTTCCAGTGGCATTCGTCGCATAAATCGCTTTGACGCCCTTAGCGATTCCATCCGCCCCGCGACTGATCGTTGTCGAAGACCCGTCACTGAAATTAACAACGGTATCACCATTACCATCGATGCTGCTTCCAGAAACAGTAACTGAAGTTCCGTCATCTCCTTTAAGAACGCCAACTAAAGACCAAGACCCTGCGACTTTTTCATAATGCTTGCCCGAACCAGTAACTAAATAGTTGTCGCCGTTTTTCCCTAAGGAGGCTGAAGGAGGATCCTCAACACCGTTAAACCAGTTGTCCCCGTCTCCACCGCTAAGATTACCTTCTAACGTCCACTCAGCAGCCCCAGTTTTGGTGTAAACGTCTCCGCTGTCCAAATCTAAGTACTTGGTTCTTATCTTTCCTATGTTGTTGCTAGGAGCTCCTGAGCCGGTTAGCCAATCGACACCCTCCACCGCTGGTACCCAAGTGTAAATACTGGGGTCTCCCAATTCGGGCGTCTCGTTAGTGTGGCCAGAGGAAATACCAATGTACGTTCTGGCCCCTCGGGTTACGCTAATATCTGTCCCTGTGTCTGAATTGGCGTAAACTGTCCAATCATAAAGCGTCTGTTCATCCGCCACTACGGAGGTAGTTGCCCACTCTCCTAACCCTTCTGGTGACTTTTGACGGTACCAAATATATTGGGTTTGGCCTTTCTTAGTATTAGGTATGACCAACGTTGTGCCATCGGGCCCATCTTTTGCCAGTGACAAATCATTTATCGTGCCATGCTTGAACTGGTAAGTATCAGAAGGTCTTTCAAGCACAAAAGGAGTTGTTCTAATCACACCATTATCAATGTCTACCTTTGGCGCTTGTCCGTTTGTAATCACATTGTTGTTATTGCGAAAAATAACGTAAGCCGTTCGACTGTAGTTTTGATTGATATCAAAACCTTGAACGCTTACTCGATAGCCTGAACCATCGGAAAAGGTAGGCAGCGAAAACGTATTCTCATAAAGTGTTCTTGTCGATAAGACGTTGTTTACATTCGTACCAAGGACATTAACGATATACCCATGGTGCGTGTCATCCCAATCAAACTTGTAGCGGTCTATGTCTGAATTTACCAAAGCCACACGAAGATTTAGAATATCCCCATTGGCCACGCCGATTGGGTACGCTATCTCATCTTCTTCAAGAACAGGAAATCTGCCGCCAAACGCATCTCTTAAATGCCCGTAAACTGTTAAGCTCGTTGGAACATAGTCAACCTCGCCCATGAACTGCTTGAATTCACCGCTGCTGTAATTGAATCGACCGTCCTCGCTTTCTGCCTCAAGTATTAATCTGGGGGAAAGTGGGTCAGTGGTATCAAAAACACGGATGTGGCCAACAAGCTGCGGGTCTTCTTTTAACAGATTAACAACGCGACTCGTTTCATAAGTGAAAGGCAAACTCAAAGACACACTGAAAACGTACTTGCTTAAGTTTCCTAAAGTAACAATGCTCAACCCAGCATCAATAAAGTCTTGTATCCCAATTCTTGAGACATACCATTCAATTCTGACAGGAGACGTCACGCTGTCGCCAGCTCGGGTTCTAACCAGAATAACAACCTGTCCTAAACCCACGTTGTCTATTTCAACGTAGTTAGTTGAGGTCAAAATCTTTTGGTTACCCGCGTTTTGTTCGTGACTCTGGATTTCAACTTCGTAGGTGGTTCCTAAGCGTTTTTGTGTCTGCTCATCCCAGCTAACAACTAAGTTGTATTTCACGCCCGTATCAGTTTCTAAGGCTTCTTGTTTACTAACCTGAAGGCCTGTGACTTTCTGCAGAATGCCCTCATTCAAAAACGAATACTGAGGTACCGGCGTGTTCTCCATCAAATCAGCATCGCTGTGTTTGTTTGGATTTACCTCGGTCGCTGTAATTTGGTAGGCGTTGGCCACCTCTCCAGATTCTTCGATGTTGGCAATACGGTAGAGTTTAGGTAAGCCCACGCTTGACGTCGGCGTGCTTTCACTATTCTTGATATAAACGACCGGATACTCAGCAATCTCAGTTGGTGCGGGGAAAGAAACTACGCCCTGAACAGTTCTCCACGGATTGGGCCCAAAGTTAATTAGTTCAGCATTAACCCCATTAGCAACGTCCACCCATACCCTAGGGGTGGTTCCATCCGTATTGCGGTAATCGTGCAGAATTTCAGTCGTAGTGTTGTCGGTAATCGTGAAGGATTTTAGGTCGCCTTTGAACGGACGAGCATAACCATTCAAGTCATCCCCAATGAAAAGGAACTTTAAATTTGCTAAGACATCGCTGCCCGACTCAGTAGCACTGTCTACAAAAGTCCCATCTTCTAAATAGACGCTTATGCTTACTTGCAAACCGGATTGAATAGTTAACTCAATCTTGTAAACGGTATCCACGGAGAGTCCTAGTATCCCACTATTTCTAAACCCTACCCCAGAGGTTCCTCTTCTTACAAAGAAGACTAACCCTTGAGGGTCGTCATACCAGACAACTAAATCCGTTTCATTGAATGCTGCTTTGCTTTGAAACAAGCCGTAGTCTTTATTAAGCAAGGCGGCAAAAGAGCCCACCCAAGTAAACGTAGTATCGGTCAGCGGGATATCGACCACAGGCAAACTTAAGCGGTCATTGCTGCCATCAAATCTCAGCGGAGTGAGAGCTTGAGTTGCTCCGACCGTTAACTCCGTAATCGGTACCATTTCATCTTGAATACCAATCGTTGTCTGGAACTCATAATCTTGATCAAAGCCCTGCAGCGTGACGTCATACGTTCCCGCTTGAGCAAAGTAAAGTGGGTCTCTAACGCGTATCACACCATTAGAAAGCTCAACGCTGCGGCCTGACAAAGCATTCCCCATGTCAGGGTCAACAACGGCAATAACATCGAAAACCTCCATGTAATAACCAAGCATAGGCAGGGTGAACGAAATCGTTTTTATTTCTGTTTGCGCTGTACGCATATACAAGAAACGTTTTCTATCAGCCTCCCACGCAGAAGTTGTCCCCACTGCATCGAACTCAAATCGATTGTAGCCATGCTTGGCTATCGACTCTTCATCTCGAATTTCAGACAAGACTTGAGGTTGATACTTGTTTTCTTTATCAATGTACTTGGCAGTTACCGCATTGTGTCTGCCTGTGATGTCGGAGAAAGTATAAGAGAAAGGTGTCCCGCCCTCAGGAGAAATACACATTTCAGGCATTATTGTGATGGTTGGTAACGCTGGCATATCTGAATAGATTTGAATTTCGCCGTCGTCATTATCCACGGCAATACTGAATGCTGAGGCAAGTATCTGGTTAATAACCCCCATGCCGCTTTGAGACTCAGTGACGATGGCGTTATACGTATATCTAGCCGCACCCTCAATATTTAAAATCGGGTCGTATAAATCTTTCTCTCCGCTGATAGGATTGTAGCCGTCAGCATACTTCGCTTTCTCATAAACGGAGAAACGATTCACACGAATTAACGGGTTGTATTTAGCGGCCCCAAAACGGATGTTAGTAATTAATTCATGTGCTATCCAGAAAGGGTTATCTGTCCACTGTTTTTCAGCTAAGAAAGTGCCATCCCAAGAAGTACTTTCATCATACGTCTTGGTTACTGGGTCATAGTTAGAGGGAACGGCACAAAGCAACCCTTTGTAGATAGCATTAATATTAGGTAGGTTCGTTAGTTGCTGCCCTAAAACCCCTGCAACATGCAGCATCGAGTTCCCTGCATGATACTCAAACCTGTCGCTGGTATAGTCAGGGTTCTCGGTCTGATAGGCGTCACCGGTAAGCTGGACTAATTCATAGGAGGCCCATGAAATTTCAGCGATCCTTTCTTCGTTAGAGTCTTCAGTGGTGACTGTGACTTTCAATTCATGCTGGGTGTTAGAGTCCCCTCTAGGCACCGTAATAACCGTGCTTTTTACAAAGCCGTTAACGGTAGTCTTGCCATCCACTTGAAGAAAGGTAGTTTTATATTCCGCCTCACCAACTTCACGATATTCTATGAACATGTTTATTCGAGAGGGCTTAGAGCCGTTATCGGTATACTCAACTAGTTGGCTAACGTAAAAGCGAAGCTCTATTTGGTCGTAACCTTCAGGAGTTTTAGACGTGACTTTGGTGACCGTGGCTTGAGAGCTAAGGCTTAGATTAACCGGCTCACTAACCGTCGCCCCTTTAAAGGCATACATGATAGGTGTCTGACCCATATCAGGGTCATCAATTGCCGTTAACTCGGTGCCTTTTTCGAAGCGGATAAAGAGTTTACTATCGCTGAAATTTGGCTTACCCGTTGTTGAATAAACTGCTGTGTCATCGATATAAATATTTTTTAATTTCTCTTCAATGGTATCGCCATCGATGCCACCGATTGGGCCTTCTGAAATGCCCAGTACAAACTCAAATGCGTCTGTGGAAAATAAACTATCTCGGGCATTACTTCCGCCCCCGCCACCACCAGAACCCTTAAAGTTCATACTTACCTCTCTCAATCATCGTCATTTAAATTTTAAGTGCTTCTAGGGGTGCAGCCAATCTTCATCGCGTGGGCCACCAACAGTTCCACCGCCACCACCCCAAGCACCAAGCCTTCCGGTGGTACCTGTTTCTGTATTTTGGTAGAGGGTTTCCCAAGTATCTCGCCCTGAATATAGCGTTGAATCCCAAAGGTTGTAAACAAACTCTTCAAAGTCCAAGTCCACACCGTCTCTGGATTCAACGTTAACGCTGATCA